TGAACAAAAGTTGGAGGACCGCCGACACCATTGATCACGCATATTTGAAAGACGAATTTTCCCGGCGTTTTACCCCCCCAGACCCATTCAAAAATCAAAAAATAGAGCAGGTACGAGGACGCTTGAAAAAACGGTCCCAAGTAAAGGCCTACTTCGTTCAGTCCATGAAGGGCGAGAATTAACGCAGTCATGTCGAGGATGTACGCACCCACTCGCCGCATTAGAAGACCTGTTCTTGAAACTTTCATCTACCGCTCCAATGCCTACTATCGAAGGTTAATCAGTCTGGCTCCCCAACCCATTCTTTGAGTTTTAAGGGGGGCGGGCTCGACGTGTAGAGGCATAATGCTACTGTCAGCGAGCAGTGTGGCGTTACTGTGAATTCGTACAGGAACAAAAGCTCTGCTACAGTCGCCAAAACACATGGAGGCTCAGCAATGCGGAAAGTCATTACAGCCCTGGCGCTGATTGCGCTGGCAGGGTGTACGACGTCGGGTCTTGAGACGGATAAGCCGGCTTATGCCGGTCAGTCCGAGAAGACACCTAAGCAGCTCGCTCAATGTCTCGGCCCAAAGTGGCAAGCCTACAACTCTTCAACCAGCTCTATCGAGACTGAGACAGGGTATAGGATTGCTGCGTCAGCTGACTTAACTGGCGTCGTAGCATTGGCCGTTATTGACAAAACAAGTACAGGGTCAGCTGTTCGCGTTTTCCTTCCTATAGACTGGTCCGCAACTAATGGATGGAAGGACGCAGCCAAAGACTGCATTTAGGTCATCCAAAAAACCAAACCGCCTCCGGGCGGTTTTTTATTGCCCGGAGAAAAGTATGAACGCCGCCCACCAAAAATCTATGACCAGGATTTTGCTCTCTGGCAGCTTGGCTAAGGCTTTCGGTCGTGAGCATTTTCGACTGCTTGAAACGGGCACAACTATAGAAGCATTTAGTGCTCTGAAACATACCGTTCCTGGCTTCGAGGATTTCATTCGAGACTCGGCCCGCGAAGGCCTTCGTTACGCCATTTTCCGCAACCGCGAAAACGTGAGCGATGATCAATTCATGCTGAGCGGAACAACTGAAATCCGCATCGTTCCAGTAATCGCAGGCAGCAAGAATGGCGGTTTATTTTCGGTAGTGGCGGGCGTTGTTCTGATTGCAGCTGGCGCATTCATCAGTGGTCTGAGCTTTGGCGGGGCTGCGCCGATTGGCGGACTGATGGTTAAGGTTGGTATCGCCATGGTCATCGGCGGGGCGATCCAAATGCTCTCACCAACCCCAAAAACGCCAAACCAGCAAGAGCAAGCCACTACCGAAAACAAACCCAGCTACCTGTTCAACGGCGCATTCAACTCGACGCAGCAGGGTCTACCTGTGCCTGTCGTTTACGGCCAGATGCTGGTGGGCTCCAGTGTCGTCGGCGTAGGTACGTGGGCGGAGGCGATCCCGGTATGAGCGAGCTTATTGAAGGTCGCAAGGGTGGGAAGAGCGGTGGTGGCGGAGGATCCGCAAGAACGCCTGTCGAGGCGCCGAACAGCCTGCGATCGCGTCAGCATGTACGCATCCTGCATGCGATCAGCGAGGGCGAAATCAACGGCATCCCTTATGGCGCTATGGGGATCTTTTTCGACGATGTGCCGCTGCAGAACCCTGACGGAAGCTTCAACTTTTCCGACGTTATTGTTGATTACCGTTACGGGACGCAGTGGCAGCCCTACATGCCAATGACCGGCCTTGAGGCTGAGCAGACAATCGGGCTTGAACTCAAGGCGGGGGTTTCGGCCGAACGCGCCATCACTGACACCGATGTGGACGCGGTCCGGGTGACGGTCAGCACCCCACAGCTGTCCACCCAGAACACCCAAAACGGAGATATGACCGGAGCAAGAGCCGATTTCCGCATTGAAGGGAAGGTTGGCAGTGGTGCCTGGTTTGCGCTGTGTGGCGACCTTGCGATCGATGGCAAGACGATGTCCCGCACGCAGTTTTCGTACTACATACGTCTGCCGGCATCGGGCGGCTCTCCGCGCTACGTCCGCGTTACCCGGCTCACGGCCGATTCCGTCAGCTCTGCACTCCAAAACCGTACCTTCTTCGACAGCATGACGCTGCTGTGGGACGAAAAACTGCGCTACCCCAACACCGCCATGGTTGGCATCTCGATTGATGCACAGCAGTTTTCCAGCATCCCGCGCATGGCGTTCATGGTTCAGGGGATCAAGGTTCTGGTGCCGGTCAACTACGACCCGGCCACCCGGATCTACAGCGGATCGTGGGATGGCACGTTCAAGCGCGCCTGGACGGATAACCCGGCCTGGATCTGGTACGACATGCTGACCAATACCCGTTACGGGCTGGGAGGCTTGCTCGATTCGTCCCTGATCGACAAATACGCGCTTTACAGCATCTCGCAATACTGCGACGTGCTGGTTCCGAATGGGTACGGCACCGGCGGCTATGAGCCTCGTTTTACCTGCAACATGGCGCTGACCACCCAGCAAGACGCATGGAAGCTGGTCAATGATATGGCCTCCGTATTCCGGGCGATTTGTTTCTGGGCGGGCGGTGCGCTGACGGCTGTGCAGGATGCGCCGCGCACCAGTCGGTATTTGTTCAATAACGCGAATATCGTCGGGGGCGACTTCGGCTATCAATCCGTGGCGTCAGATCAGCGCTTCAACGTGGCGGCTGTCACCTGGAACGATCCTTTTCAGCAATACAAGCAGTCGGTCGAGATTGTCGAGCGGCCTGAACTGATTGCCAAATGGGGTCGTATCCAGCAGACCGACGTTGTCGCCGTTGGCTGCAGGTCGCGCGGTCAGGCACGTCGACTGGGGCGTTGGATCCTTTTCGCCGAAAGCGAGGCGGTAACGTTCGCCGTCGGCGCTGACGGGGCAATCCCTTTGCCAGGCGATATCATCGACATCGCCGATGCCAACCGAGCTGGCGCGCGCAATGGCGGCCGATTGCTGTCCGGTAGCACAACCACAACCTTGCTCCTTGACGCCCCGCTAGGGTTCGGCGGGGGCGGTGTGATCAGCCTCATTCTGGCCGACGGCAGCTATGCCAGCCGGAGCGTCTCTGTTTTGACGGGCGCCACTTCCGTGGTCGTCTCGCCGGCATTACCTTCTGCGCCACTGGCGTCGGCTCCCTGGGTCTTTGCCGGTACTGCGCTGGATACGCAGAAATTCCGCGTCATCGGTATTACCGAGGGTGACGATGGAACCTATGCAATCAGTGCTCTCGCCTACGATGCCGACAAGTTCAACGAGGTGGACTTCGGGATTCCTGATGTCGATGCCCCAACGAGCATCGTCAACTTGGCAGCACCGGATGCCGTCGGCCAACTGACCTTCCTTGAGTCGCTGTATGACACTGGGACAGGGCTTGCAGCTGCCAGGCTGTCGGTCAGTTGGACTCCTTCAGCAAGGGCTATGCGTTACCTGGTCGAAGTCCTTAAACCGGGTGGAAACTGGGAGTTCGCTGGCGAAATATCGACGCCAAACATTGATTTCGAGTCTGCGTCCGCTGGTGCATGGTCGGTTCAGGTCACGCCCAGGTCCGTGCTTGGCCTGTCCGGACCTTCGTCACGGCAAAGCTATACGGCTCAGGCACTTCTGGCTCCGCCGGGGGCGCTGTCCGGCCTCCGGTTGGATGTCATCAATAGTGTCGCAACTCTGGCGTGGGACCCAGTCCCTGAGCTGGATGTGAAGCTGGGCGGTAGCGTCAATATCCGCCAGTCCCGCAACACGTCGGCGAATTGGGATACAGCACTGCCGCTCACCGAGGTAGCGGGGCGCTCAACATCCGCGGTCGTTTCGCTGTTGCCCGGCAAGTATTTGGCGCGCGCGGTGGACTCCTCCGGGGTCGGCGGGCCGATCACTGAAGTCTGGTCTGATGCGCAGGTCCCTCTGCCGGACAACGTTGTGCTGACGGTCACGGAGTCGCCTGCATTCTCTGGCGTTGCGGTTAATGCCGCAGTCGCTGGAGGCGTGCTGAAAATGGCCGCGCTCGGGCTGTTCGATGATATTCCCGATCTTGATGCATGGCTCGGGGAGATCGACAAGTACGGGGGCTCTAGCCTATCGATGAGCTACAGCTTCGCGGCGCCTTCCGATCTGGGTTACGTCTACGACTGCCGCCTGACGGCGAACGTTGAAGCCGTGCTGTACGACGACGGCAGCTACATCGACACCATTGCTGATTTCGACTCGATGATCAGCATTGACGGTGATCCGCCGGTTGGTGCGTCGTTGTCGCTGTGGGTGCGCACATCGGATGTATTCCCCGCGGCCTGGTCGGCGTGGAAACCATTCGTCGTGGGCGACTACCGCGCTCGCGTCTTCGACTTCCAGCTTCGTGGGGAGGTCCTGCTGGCGACAAACTGGATCGACGTCTCGACGCTTGAGGTGACGATTGATATGCCAGATCGGATCGAGAGCGGGAACGACATCCCGGTTCCAGCCTCGGGCTTGCCAGTCGTGTACTCGCCACCGTTCAAAGCCAGCCCAGCCGTCAGCCTGACAGCGCAAGGTCTTTCGCCTGGCGACTACCTCGATGTTTCAGCCAAGACCGTCTCCGGCTTCACGGTCTTCATCCGCAATTCCAGTGGGGTAGCCCAGTCGGGCCGCTCAATTGACTACATCTCAAAGGGATACTGACCTATGTCGCAGCACGATATGAACGTGGACAACGGCGCGGGCGTTGCTGTCCGTGCCGATATCAATTTGGCGCTGAAGGCCTTGGCATCGCAGAGCAGCGGAGCCTCGGCCCCAAGCCCTACCTTCCCGGCGCAAGTATGGGCGGACACTGGTACTGGACGCCTTAAACAACGCAATGCCGCAAACTCGGCATGGGTCGACAAAGGCCCAATTGACGGGCCGATGGCGCCGCTGGATTCTCCAGTATTCACCACGCTTGTGCAGGTGCCGAACGCCGCAGCCGCGAACCAGGCAGTCGCTTTTGGCCAAGTGTCTGGGATAGTTGGGCAAGCTCGAAATGCAAGGCTTTACCAAAGCACTGCATCATCGACTGCGACCTTTACTGCGGACGAAGTGGTTGTGGAGACTGCACTTGGCGGCTTGCGATACTGCCTGTCGAGCGTCAACAAAACGATCAACCTGGGCACGGTCGGCGCTGGCGGCATGGATACCGGAACGGCGCCTGTTTCTGGATTTGTTGGGCTCTACGCGATTTACAACCCTAGCACCACCGCGTCGGCTCTGCTGGCAGTCAATGCAAGCGCCTTGGTGGGACAGGTGTACGGCGGCGCTAACATGCCGGCTGGTTACACAGCCTCGGCATTGATTGCGGTGCTGCCAACGAACGCCAGCAGCCAGTTTCTGCCCGTTCAGTTGCGCGACCGCAAGGTAAGCTTTGCGCCAAGAACGGCAATTTCTACAAACACCATGGCGGGGTCACCAACCGCGCTATCTGTCTCGGGTTCAATTCCGGCAAACGCGGTATCAGTCGGCGGCATTATTGGCCTGAGCAGCTCTACTACTAGCAACCTGAGCTCATCTGTGTCTGAAGATGCTGTCAATACATTGGGCTCCGTTCAGCTCTCAATAAATGGCCTGGTGCTGGTTAACGTATTTGAAATAGGTGTCACCGCCGCCCAGATTATTTATTACCAGTGCGCAAACTCGGCAGGCACCCCGACCTACAGCATCAACACCACTTCTTACAGGTTCTGATATGACCACTTTCTTTGTGCAGTTTGAAGATGATAAAGAGCTGAAGATTGTTTCTGTGTTCGGAAACGAGCAGGACGCTGATGTGTACCCTAACCAAGGAGTCGTTGCCGAAAATGATCCTCGCTACTTGGCATTCATCAATCCGCCGCCAGTGATCGTCACAAATCCACTGGACAAGTTGAAAGCATTCTTGCTGGCCAATCCTGATGTTGCCGCCATCCTGGAATAGAGCTTGTTGCAAGAAAAGCACCCGCCATAGAGCGGGTTTATTTTTGCCTGGAGAAAGCCATGCCCATCACCGCGCAGCAGCTGCTGCAGATCCTCCCGAACGCCGGCAAACAAGCCGGCGTTTTTGCGTCTGCACTAAACTTGGCCATGGATCGGTACCAGATCAACACACGGTTTCGCATGGCGGCGTTCGTCGCTCAGATCGGCCACGAGTCTGGTCAGTTGATCTACGTCCGCGAGCTTTGGGGGCCGACACCGGCGCAGTCTCGGTATGAAGGT